ATCTTGTTCTGGCTGAGCTCGGTTACCTTGGTGCCGCCGCCCTGGACGCCGCCCCTGGTCTCGAACAGGTTGCCGATGTTGCGCGGCCCCAGGTTGCGACTGGCGTACTGACTGCTCGCCTTGCGCACCTCGGGCTCGGCCAGCACCATGGGCCAGTCGACGTGCAGCCGGGGAGGGTCGCCCCGCTTCATGGTCTGTTCGAGCAGGCTGGCCGCAAACAGCCACGTTTCGATGGCGACGTGAGCCTTACTCGTGGGCGAGACGCCGTAGAGCGAGGCGCCGGGGGCGTCCAGCTTGACGTGGATGATCTCGTGGGGCTCGAAGTCGACCCGCATGCCGGTCTCGGTCGTCTGGGTGTAGCCGACGAGCTTGCCGTCGACCATGCGGCCGATGTTGCCGTGCTCGTCGGAGATGACGGACATGGTCTGGCAGTCGAGCGGCCACAGCGCTACCGGCTCGGGCCCGAGCCAGGTGACCTCGACAAAGGCGTCACCGAAGATCAGGGCGTCGGTTATCGCCCGGCGCATCAGCTGGCGGACGTCGTCGCTCGGGTTGACATAGTCGAGCAAGGCCTGTATGCGGGCTATCCCGGGCGGCGGGGTAGGCGTCTTGGCCATCTCCTCGGGGTCGGTGTTGACCGGCTCCAGGGTCAGGCCGCCGGCGGTGATGGTCCGGGCGATGCCGTCCACACAGGTACTCACCCACGGGCATGTGAGGTACGCCTGGAGCAGTTCCGTCATGGCAGTGTCGCGATCAGGCGCGCCCGGCGTGCTACTCGTGCCGCTGTTGTACGGCGTCGTCCCGCCGATGGGGATGTTGTCGACGTAGCCGCGCCGCACTACCGGCCGGGCGAGCGGAGCGGGCTGGGCTGTCGCAACGGCGTTGCTGCGGCGCCAGGGGAGCAGGGAGCGTGACGGGGTGCTCGCCGCCTCTACGAACGGGCTGGAGACGGTCTGGGCGAACGATGGCGGACGCAGCGGGCCGGCCTCGGACAGCGGCACCAGGTCGGTCATGGACAGTTCGCGCTCGAGCGATACGGCGGCGAGCTCGAGTTGGAGGTGTTCTACGCGTTGGCGGGCTTCGCCGAGCGGGTCGGGCTTGGCTCGGTTCCAAAAAGCCACGGGCGAGACCTCCACGAACAGGGGTAAACTTGGGGCCTTGCCTGAGCGCCGCATCCACGAGCTGGCGAGCGAGCTGGCCGACACTGCGGTGCTCGATGTGGCCGGCTCGACCGGTCAGGGCACTGGCCTGGTCCCCGAACTGGCGCAGGTGCGGGCCGCCCACAAGCTGGCCCTGGCTGCCGTGGAGGTGGCGTTCTCCCGCTACCGGGAAGAGGCGCTCAACCGGGCGCTACCTGACAAACGGTGAGCGAGCCACCGCTCCGGGCTCGGTCTTAGGCTTGGGGCGGGGGTCCTCCACATCCGTCATGGCCATGTCCTTGGCAGCGAAGCGGCCGGCGAATGGTGGCAGGCGCTCCTTGCCGTCAGGGTCGGCGCCGGGGAAGTAGGGCTCGACCTCGGGCTCGTCGGTAGCGAACACGTCGACGTCCATGTAGCGGTCAGTGGCCATTGCTGCTCCCGTTGCCGTTGCCGTTGGTGACGAAGGGGCTGTGCGCGGTACCGGCGCCGGGTACCATCTCCATCACCTTGTACGCTCTCACTGGCCCGTCCTCGTCGTCGTAGTCGACTGGGCCGCCAGGGCCGAACATCGACTTGAGGGCGTAGCGCAGGGCATCGTAGGCGTGGTCCTCGACCTTGGTGTCGACGTCCTCGATCCTGGTCTTGTCGTAAGGGAGGTCGGGCAGCGTGCGCACTAAGTTCGGGCAGGTGCCGTCGAAGACGTGCAGCATCGGGCAGGTGTCCTGATGCCATTTGCCTAGAGCCTTTTGGTGTGCGTGCCAACGGCAAAGCGGGCCATCGCTCAGCGCCTGGTGGACGAGCTCCAAGCCGCCCAACCGGTCGTTGTCCGCCTTCAGACAGCCCAGGCCCTCTTGGCCGTACATCTCGTAGATGCTGGGGCCGGCGTTGTCCTTGGAAGCGGTCGACGGGTCGATGACATGGCGCACGTACTCTTCGCCCGCCTCGGCCTCCATGTCCATGATCATGCGGGCTTGCACTCGGGCGTCCGTCATCGTCCGGTACAGTTCGCGGTAGACCCAGATACGTTGGTCGCCGTCCTTGGCCAGCCACAGCACGGCCCAGGGGGAGCGCCAGCCGTGGTCAATGCCACACCAGCGCTCCCAAGAGACGGGCAGCGATTCCCGAGGCCTCGGCACGACGTGGCGGTCATAGTTCCACTCCTCGAACACCTGGCCTCCGAAGGCGCTGAAGTCGCCGTCAAGCATCGCCCTGCGCCGGGCCGGGTCCTTGATGGACATCAGCTCGGCTACGTAGGCCTGACTGACGTGCTCGATGTTGTCCCAGACCGTGGCGGGGATGAACCGGATGGTGCGGCCCTGCTCGTCCAGTACGACGTTCTTGCCGTGGTCGGTCGCTTCGATGTAATCGGTCTTGACAACCGTGTGGCTGGCCCCGCCGGGGTTACAGGTGGAACGGATGCCGACGACCGACCGGCCGCCGTCGCCCGAGCGCAGGCCTTCCCTCAGCACCTCGACGACGCCGGGAGCGAACTGCGCCCGCTCGTCCAGGCAGAGCAGGCCGTACTCACCGCCCTGGTAGTGGGAGGCATCGGGCAGCGTCTCGGCGTACCGGAACCGGATGCTCGACTGGTTGGGGAAGGTCAGCACTTTTGCGTCGGCGTTCCAGCGGGCACCCAGGGCCCGGGCGAAGTCGAGCTTGACTAAGGCGTTGGAGAGGATGGACTCGTACAGCTCCGGGTACGAGCGACGGAACACGGCGCAGCGCAGGCCCGGGACCCTGATGGCCTGCTTGATGGCCTCGACCGTCAAGCTGTAGCTCTTGCCACCACCACGCGCGCCGCCATACAGCACGTCGTACTCTGTGGCCTCGTGGAACTCGCTCTGCTTGGCGTTGGGGGTGTAGCCCAGCAGCCCGAAGACATCGACCGGAGGAGCGCTGAGCCGGTCAGCCAGTAAGAGCCACGGGTTGGGCGCGACGGAGGGACTGAGCAATGACACGCTGGAATACCTCCACCTGCTCGGCACTCAGGCTGAGAGCGGTCATGGCCTCGCCGATCGCGTCGAAGAAGAACCCCACTTGGAGCTCGGCCAGGTGGAGGAGCTTGGCGTCGACATCCTGCTTGGACGCCTCGGCCGCCCAGTCGAACGCCTTCTTGCGCTCTTCGTCCAGCATTTGCAGCAGGATGTGTTTCTTGGCCTCACCGGTCGGTATGCCCGACTGGTGGTAGGTCGGCCCGTACAGGCCGGGCTTGCCTCGCTGCCACCGCTTACCCGTCGGGCTGCTCGGGTCATCGATCAGTTCGTCGGGCTCGGGGTGAGTCGGTAGCTCAGCCACCAGTTCTTCGTACCGGTGCACGTTCCACCATGCGGCGCTGAGGCTGCCCATGACGATCTGCACAGCCTGGACGGGCGTAACGTTCTCGCCACTGCCGGAGATGCGCACCGCCATCTGCTTGATCTGCTCGACCTGGGCGTGCTCGTTATGGGTCGGAGTGCAGCCACCGTGCCACTTGCAGCGGCCAACGCCTACGTGGTCGGTCCCATACCCGGCTACGAGGTGACAGGTAAGGCCCTTGGACTGGTTTGTCCGCTGGGCCTCGCACAACGCCTTGCCCGGGCCTGGATTGGGCACGTCTTGCCTACTTCAGTTCCAGGCTCACTTGTCGGGCCCTGGCTCGCTGTCCTCGTCCTTGACCTGCCCGTCACCAGGGCAGTCATGGGGAAAGTAGGTGTGCGTCTGGCAGCGTGCGCACCAGCCCCAGACGGGCTCGTCGTAGAAGGTTGTCAGCGGTACTGAGGGCACGCCACCACGGCCACCGGCGGTCGCCAGCTCGGGCTCAGCCAGTGCGTTCACCCGTCACCTCGCAGAACGCGCCGGGCCCGCACGCGCTTCTCGATCGCCTTGCGCTCTTCGGGTGTCCGGCTGGCCAGCACCCGGTCGACGTTCAGCACCGCACCGAGCACGCCGATAGCGGCACCGCAGATCAGGGCGCAGGCGACCAGGGCGAAAACCCAACCGACGGTCACCGCTCCGCCTTCAGCCGCTCGATCTCTTCGGCTTGGCTGAGCACCTTGCGACGCGCCAGCGCGTACATCGTCAGCAATTCGGTGTACTCGGCTCGGCTGGCACAGGAGAAGGGGTGATGGCAGGAGTTGGGACTAGGACCGATCCATCCCGAGCCGGTCGGCATGTCATCGAAGTCGGTCGGTGGGCCGGGCGAGCATGGCTCCGGGGGAGGGATGCCCGGCACCGTGTAGAAGCCGTGGGTAGGTTCCGCCATCGGCCGAGCGGCAAAGAGCCGGTGCCAGATGCGCATCATCGATGGGGACCCGCAAGGCTGTCGAACGCTGGAGCCCCTACGCAGGACCGTCCCGTACCCCGGAAGCACGGGCCATTGCGCCGTTCCCTTTCGCCATTGGCTAGCGGGTCTACCGTGGCGG